TGTTACTAAAGCTGAACAACCATTATATCCAAGTGTTTTTGAATTTTCTAGATATTCTTTCTGTCTAATTTCAAGGAACTTATTGAAGATGAATCTGCGGACACCAAAATGCTTAGCCAAGAGCTCTTTGTCGGATTCTTTTGGGTAAATTTGAACTTTGACAGCCTTTTGAACTAACACTTTACAAATTCCTTGTTTGTTGTATTAATAGTATTTATACATACTTTCATTGAAATATAAGAGAAATGACAAATTATTTTGTAACAAATTGTAACAAAGATTATCAGTCAATGCTGCAGCATGTGCAAAACCCTTCTTACGAGCATCAGAATAGTGTTTGCGAAATGCTACTCTCTTAACAGCATTACTAAACTCTTGTTGCCCTTCACTAATATATTCTTTGAAGCTAATCATAATTAGTCTTTCTTTAAGGACATTTACAATTCTTTGCTGCTAATTCAATAGCACGTCCGATTGCTTGTTTATGTTTCTCAACTTTACGGGCATGAGAGTTGATATTTGCTTTATCGTCATGTCGATTAGCATTATGTGAAGTTGCAGTCAGGGCAGCAAGAATACCTTCATGTGCAGAAGCTTCAGCTGCCTTAGACGCAATCTTTTTGTAACTATCAAGTGACATTTCTGCCAAATATTCTTTAAATGTAATCATGATACTTTCCTTAGTATGCCGTCATGTACTTTATGTGTTACTGTATTGTTATGACCATATCTACCAAATCCGTAATACTCTAGACCCATTTGAAGTGCCTGTTTATGTGCTGACAATTGTTGATGATGTTTTTCAAATTTATTTTTAATGGACATTGCTACTCGTCTAACATATCTATCCTTATCATCCAGTGCCTTATTAATATGTTCTGCAGTAGCATTTGGGTGTTGGATAGCTGCTCGTCTAACATCTGCATCCTTATCATCCAGTGCCTTATTAATATGTTCTACTGTCGCATTTGGGTGTTGGATGGCCGTTTGTCTAACATATCCATCCTTATCATCCAGTGCCTTATTAATATGTTCTGCAGTAGCATTTGGGTGTTGGATAGCTGCTTGTCTAACATATTCATCCTTATCATTCAATGCCTTGCTAATATGTTCTGCTGTGGCATTTGGGTGTTTAATGGCGTGCCATTTAACATCCAGATCCTTATCATTCAGTGCCTTGCTAATATGTTCTGCAGTAGCATTCGGGTGTTGGATAGCTACTCGTCTAACATCTGCATCCTTATCATCCAGTGCCTTGCTAATATGTTCTGCAGTAGCATTCGGGTGTTGGATAGCTACTCGTCTAACATCTGCATCCTTATCATCCAGTGCCTTATTAATATGCTCTGCAGTAGCATTTGGGTGTTGGATAGCTACTCGTCTAACATATCCATCCTTATCATCCAGTGCCTTATTAATATGCTCTGCAGTAGCATTTGGGTGTCGGATAGCTGCTCGTCTAACATCTTCATCCTTATCATTTAATGCTTTATTAATATGTTCTGCAGTAGCATTCGGGTGTTTAATGGCCGTTTGTCTAACATATCCATCCTTATCATCCAGTGCCTTATTAATATGTTCTGCAGTAGCATTTGGGTGTTTAATGGCGTGCCATTTAACATATGCATCTTTATCATCCAATGCTTTACTGATATTCTCTACTGTCGCATTTGGATGTTCAATAGCTGCTCGTCTAACATATGCATCTTTATCATCTAGTGCCTTATTAATATGCTCTGCAGTAGCATTTGGGTGTCGGATAGCAATCACGCGATCCATTAAATTTGTAGAATTTAGTTTTTCTTTAAAATTATTCACAATAGTTCTAGGAACATTATCAGCATATGATCCTTTACGTAATTCATATTCCTTAGATTCATCAATTGGAAAATTCTGATGTATCCAATCATTAACAGTTCTTACAAATCCTGCATGTGATAATCCATATGTTTTATCTGCCAACATCGATACATGTCCATCTTTACTTTCATATTGTTTAATTGCAATTCTAGCTATTGGGGTTTTGAGATCAGTGTCATCCTTTCTAACCAAATATGCAACATGAGTACCATTTTTAATTTCGTTCTTCAAAAAATTAACATTACAACCATCTTCCATGTCCATACAAGAAGTCCAACCCCTATCAGTACTCATTCCAGCTACATCATAGGGATGTCTAGAAATTACCACTTCAAGGTCATCATCTTTAAGTTTGGAACCTTGCTTGCTATCACTGTTCATGTACTTCTTTTTAATGTCAATAGGTGCATTAGATTTCTCAAGAGCTTTACCTATTTTTTCATGTACCTCTTTTTCCTGTGGACCTAAAGTAGGATGAACGATCTTTACTTTTCTAGTAGCAGCATCTCCACTGACATTGTAACCTCTACTATTTAGAAATTTTTGAACATCTGGGTGTAAGGTTGTTTCAACGTTAGCTGCTTCACTATTTGTCAATGGTATTGTCAATCTAGCATTCGTATTTGATCCAAATACTTTATGAGAATGTCCGTATGATTTAGCGGTCATCTTGGATGCCCAAGCATCCACCTTCTTTTTCTGAGCATCAGTTAATTCTTCAGTTAAGAGTGAAAACAATACATATTCTTTAAAAGTAATCATGATTGGACAGACCCTTCAACAGTTTAGGTTAGGTTAGATTAATTGATTCTTTTAACAATTCTTCATAGTCATGCATGTCAGCCACAGTATTCACTGCAGCCAATCTTTCGGCTAGTTTGTGTAGAGCCACATCGTCTTTAGCTTCTTCCTTCGCCCACTCTAAAATGCGAATGAACAACGGCATAGTCATTTGAACCTTAACTTCAATAGCCTCACCAAGAGGATCGTTTGGACCTTCTCCCCACTTACCTGCCATGTCTTGAGCTGATTTGCCTTTCATACCGTATGTCTCAAGAGGATTGAATGCCTCATGCTGCATGCCCAATCTCTCTGCTTGACTCTTACGCATTCTTCCAAAACCACGTACCAATACTGTAGGATCATTTGGATCCTCTTGGTGGGGTTTAGCGTTCTTCATCAGCTTACGCTTTGCAGGTGCAAGATTGGATGCAATTGCATCTTCATATTCCTTCTGAGATGCTTCAAGTAACTTAGCTGATTCTTCAAATACATGTTTCATTTTAATCCTTTTCAAACTACAGTAAATGGGATAGTTGAAGTGATCATTCAAAAGCGTATCGAATGATTAATTTAGATTCAATTCTGGAAATCAAAATGGACGGAGTTACATATACCGTCAAATGATCATATAAGTAATTCGGTCATGAGTAGCTACAACCGAATTACTTATCTCAAGAGCGGTCAGATATGAATTTTTCTACATCTTTATAGTGCAATATCTTTGGAGTGTATTCAATCCATTTTTTACTTCCAGAAGACACATGTACTGGATCTTGTACTACAATGTGTGAATCTGATTCATTGTGTGCTCTAGCATCATATCCTTTTTTCTTTAATCTTTCTAAATAAAAATTTCTAAGATTCCCGTTATTCAAATAGTTTTTAAATGCGGCCATTTTACTTATCTCCTTGATTTATGTGAGATTGTTCTCTCACTTTGTTGTTTTCATTTATTTTGTAAAACACAAAACTTCATTTTCACTGATCATTTCCATGCTCCATCTATTACGAATATGAGTTGTCTTTTACCGTTCGGATAAATTATGCAATGTGTGTGGTGCCAACTACTAAGTCCTTTATTGTAATCTAGTCTAAGATTAGACGAGGTTCCTACTTGATAGGACCCCTTTTCAATACCTGGACTATGACTATGTCCAATAATAGACTTTAAAGGTAAGTTCTTATAAGAATTGTTGTTTCCTTTCGCTCCATTAATGCCTAGGTCTCCATGATTATTTATATCAATGTCATGAATTGTATATGAATCAAATGGAGACAAAAATTCAACATTGTCACCGCATTTATCTTTAGCCCATAAAGTAAATGGATCTGGATATCTAGGAATATTATCAATAACCTTAACATTATCTAACATCATATACATGAGTTGATGATAGATTTTACAATTAACCATATCCGTCTTTGGGTCTGCCTCATTTAGCCAGCGTACCAAATGACTGTTATGATTACTTGAAATTATAATACTCTTAGATGTTGTTGGAGTTGTCCTTTTGATGAAATTTATTGTCTCTATCAATTCAGACTCAATTGAGTCAATATTAGCTATATGCTTACCATACTTGGTAAATATGTTACGTTGATGATGGTGAGAAATTGAATAACAGTCTAAAACATCATGTCTAATGATGAAGTCTGGTGATAGCTGACTTACTATACCACCTATATCATATGTGGCTTTCATCACTTCAGAATCATAAAACATGATATGTTCATCACCTGTGACAATTGCCGTTATTTTGTTTGTTGCTTTTACTTCATTTTCAGTGTAATAATTGTGTAAGTCGTAAAATCCAACACCATCATAATTTAAGTGTCTCATTCTTGTCGGATTTTTTCCATCAATGAATAGTGCAGAAAAAGAGTGGTTGAAATTTGCCTTATGAGACGTTTTGGTATCGTTGTAGTTGGGGATTGAAATAGTACCTGTAGTGACAATAATCGCAGGATACTTGTCTGCCTTTCTAGGCAAAGTTTTTAACTGGACCTGTGGATGTCCGAATACTACGTTCTTACCTTTTGACAGCGAGTCCATTCCATGAAGTGGACTTTCCAATGTGGAACTCAACTTTATTCCTGCCATTATATTTGTTGAATCACTCAATGAAAAAGTATCAAATTTCATATAAGATGAAATATTTTTGGGGTACTTATTCTCATTGAAAGGTTTATTATGATTTACAGGTAGAATAATAAGTTCAGATTTTGTGTGCTCACAATAGTTGAGCAAACACTGCAAAAACTTATCATTGATAGAAAATCCGTCAATAACAGATGTGACTACCAAGTTTTTCCCAGTAACTTTGGGAATTATTTTGAAATCTGTTGCAAATTCATGACCACAAGAATTACATGAATATTTCAGTATCTTCCCTGATCCATTTAGACGCATCCCTTTGGACTTAACGTTTGTTGAATTGCAATTTGAGCATCTTATCATAATGCATCATCTCCTTCTCATATTTAACATCGTATCTTTGGTATCAAATGAATTTTAATTATTTATTTTACATTAGGACTGCATTAATTCACAAGTTTTGTTTTGGTTAAAATCAATCTTTCCTTAATTTTATTTTGTAAAACATTACTAAATTTCTTCATTTTTGAAGAAAACTCTTGTGTTTTCTGAATAGAAGTTGGGATAGATTTTTGTTGCTTTCGAACATCTTGCAATGGGTTCTCCGAAAGCAACAAAAATTTTTTAAAAGTAATCATAGAACACCTTATCCTTTGTATTATTTATACTTTTTGCTACTTGACAATAATCTTGACACTAAATAAAATTGTCTATGTACTGCCAATGAATGATTACTTATGCATTAATTGTTCTAGTATTTAATGGTTCTATAGATTATCTAATCTATCATAAATTGGTTATATAGACGCTGTGAAACAGTGGATATGCCGTAGGCAAATTTAGATAAGTAATTCAAGACCTCTTGATTCAGGAGTGTCTTCATTGTGAAATTCATTACCGTCTGAATAGAACCCTAAAGATAAAGATTCTTCCATTTCTTCAATCTTCTTCAAGTACATAGAAGCCCGGATGTCCTTATCGGTCAAGTCCTTAAACCATGGCTGCATGACAAGCCAGGCAAAAAGCCATAATGTAGCCACTTGATCATCATTGAATCCTTCATCAGCATCCCAAGAACCTGAATCATTTTGAACAAAGGTAGAAAGTTCTTGGATTGCAATGTGGTCATCAATGATAAGTTGTTGTTTTTCAACAATATCCTTAAGGTTCGCACATCCAATTCTTTTTGTTTTCTTTGTAGTCCTTACACCTGGATAAGGATCAGCACCTTTTTTGCCTAATTGATCTCCAGACTTAGACCAATACAAATTTTCATATTCATAAGTGTAATACAGCTCTTCAGCAACTTGAGCACCTACATCATTGATCTCTACTAAAATATAAGCATCATTGTATTGTTTAGCAATTTGGTAAATAATGCCTGCATACATCAAAGGTGCTACAGCTTTATTATTGTAGGTAGCAACTATTCGATGAGGGTATTCTGAAATATCAAATATAGTAAATGCCGAAGCATCTAGATGTCTACCTCTAGATACGTCGACTGTCATGGTATAAGTACCATCTTTCTTTGGTGGTTGATAAATCTTCAACCCTTCATATTCATCTTTAAAAATCTTGATTGGGGTTGTTGGAGATAGACGTGACATGACTGCAGCTGTTAGCAGCTGGCGGGATGATCCGAGAAATTCGCAATTGTGACTGATAATGCCCGAATCATGAAAATATAGATTTCCATCATCTACATTTACCATATCATATACAAATATGGACTTGTGCAATTTAATATTAACTATTAAGTTGTTTCCCAATTTTTCTTTAACTTTCAGTCCTGATGCTTTCCTTTCTTTTCCATCAATAATAAAAGTATGGTCCAATGAACAATAGATATGCATATTGTTTGATAGAAAGATATCAACTGACATAGATTTCTTTCTATTGACTCCATCAAAAGATTGCCAACCAGATGGAGTTAATACTTCATATAAGTCTTGATATTTCATTTTCTTATATCTGTTCATAGAGATTTTCTAAGGTCATCTCGATAATTTTTCCTGTTTGTTTGTTTCTCAATGTTACTTTAGATTCACCACTTAAACAATTGACTTCTTGGTTGAACTTCATTTCACCCAATACTGCTAACTGTTCTTCATACCACTTTTGATCTCTTTCTGGATGGTCATACCAATGAACACAATAAGGAACAAATCCATTCAATCCTTTTTCCGCATCGTTCCAAAACTTCCAGTAGTGATTGAAACCTTTTGGTGTGCTTGAAATTAGAAGTTTTGTTTCTTTACCTGAAGACAATGTGGGAAACACTGAAGTAAAAAAGTCTTCAGCTATATTGTTTTCTAAGAAAGCGAACTCGTCGAGCACAAGTAAACTTAAGCTCATTCCTCGTACAGCACTTGAGCTTGTTGCTTGTGCAATAACCCTAGATTTATTTTCTAATTCTATAGACCCCTTATTCCAAGAAACAACACCTTGTTGCAGCCACTTAGGTAAATTTTCATACATGATTTGAATTCTAGATAATATTTCTCTGGCTATGAGGGCTTTGTTAGCTAAGATTGCTACAGTCTTTTCATCATTGAAAAGTAGATAATGCAAAACATATGCAGCTGTTGTGACAGTTTTTCCATACTGTCTCGGCTGCTTTGTAATTACCTTTCTGTTTGCATGATATGCTTCAATCAACTTTTCTTGATATGGGAATAAACTTAACGGTACCAATCCTTTATCCACATGAATTACCATTATATACTTTTTAATAAAGTAGATAGGATCATTTTTACATCGAATTAACTCAGCTACCATTTCACTGGTATATTCAATTGACGTACCTGCAGGTCTGAGTTTATTGTTTCCTCTAAAAGCAAACGATGAGAGAAAAGATTCTAATTGTCTTAAATCTATATTCATTTTGCAATCTTATCTGATAGCATTTTATTCAAATCTGCAGAGCTTCCGACAAACACTGCTTGTTGGACAGTTCCAATTTGGGGTTGCATTGAAGATTGTAGTTGACCTGAAGCCTGTTTCTTGGTCACTTTTACTTCAGCCTTATCCTTGTTGAGTTGAATCAACTGTTTGTTAATATCTGCAGCAGTCTTTAACAACCCACTCAATACTTCAATGGCTCTAGGATTCTCTGATTCTGCAGCAACACGAACGGCAGTGTTAATGGCTGCCTTTGTTGCATCTATGATCTCAAAGTAGTTTGCTCTAGCTACACTAAAATCCTGATCTTCAGTGCTATCAGATTCTGGAGGGATTACTGTTTGGCATGATGTAGTCTGTATATCATGAGGATCAATGTCAAATACTTCATCTAATTTACTCATAACAACTCCTTAAAAATTGTTCAACCAATCCTCATTTATAGTGTAAGTGTCTGTCTTGTTGGCAGACTTTGGATCAACTTTTGCAGTATAAGTGTTACCTGCATTAGGTGTCTCATTGACTGCAGGAATAGTTGATGCCACGTTGGCAATACTTGTTTTAATGATCTTGTCACTCTTAATGATCGGACCAAACAAATCAAGTTGTGCGACAAAGTTGAATGTTTGAATGACAGTTCTAAATTCTTCTGCAGAGCCATCGTATGAATCTTCAATTGTCGCACCTTGAAACAATAAGGGAACATCTTTTTTAATGTTGAATTCAGGTAACATAATCATATTTACCGTCATTGATGGGGCAAAATATGGAGCAACCTGTTCGAAGATTTGCAATGAATCTTCTTGATTCTTACACATAGAATGCACTTGAATTGTTACGTCATATGGGACAGGGTTGAATACTTTAGCACGTACTCCACCAATGTCACCTACAGTGAAGTTACCTTGGACTCCGATTTTTCGTGTTGGATCATACTTATAGTCAACAATTTCAAAGGATAGTCTTGGTAGTACTATCTCAACATTTTTCTTGAAGTCCGCATCCTCTCTAAGTTTGTTTAGCCATTTGTGCTTTGGGCCATAAGCGATGGGTACCTTGATAGACTTGACTTTCTTCTTATTGCTATCTTGTCTCGTGATTGTTATGCCTGTGAATAATGTACCCATAGCCACAATCAAGTTACGAATTGTGCCATGGTAAAAGGGATTTTCTTCAAATAAAGAATTTACTGTCATGGTTATAACTCACTAAAAGGATCAACCGGATCAAACTCTATCAATATGGCATCTGGATTAAAGTTAGTACCATAATTGCGTTCATCAATGTGCTCATGTTCAATCAAGATGTAGGCATCACAATCAAGTTCTTGTACTAAAGCATCACCTGTTTCAGTCAATATTTGGAATGACAAATCATCTAATGTATTGTTGATGTGGAATGCATCAATGTCAGCAATACCTGTATTGATCTCTTCATGATTGTACTGGAACATTTCACATGAGAAATGATACATGTAATTTTTGCCCAGCTGGAAGAAAGTGTAGTCATGATCAACAAACTTAATTTCAAATAAGTGTGTGGTCAACGGATCATATATTAGATCACCTTCTTGAGGTCTGATGTTATTGACCAGAGTAAAGTTTGCCTCACCGTTATTGGCTTCACCATCAAATTGAGACTTGACTTCACGTTCCCATCTATCTACAGACACTACCAACTTGAAAGAGTTACGAATCTCTAATCCAAACTTAGAAAATATTTCCTTATCACCTTCAAACCCTTGGACGTCTTGCATATACATTTCAAGAGGTATTGCTAATGTAAATTTAGACAATACATCTTCACCCATGACCAAATCTTCAACCTGAACATTACGGGGCAAATAATAGAAAGTATGACCAAGAACTTGAATGGACTCAGTTATAAGACCATTCAAGAGTGCCTGCTCAGTACCTTTAGACTGATTGAAGTATGGGTTAACTAAAGAAGTCATTTTGCATTCTTAATGTCTTGAAGAACGTTCTCAAGTTGTTCAGCATATGAAGTCAAATCAAACAAATCCAGCTCTAGATTACGGACAAATTCACCATCGCTAACTTTAGGATTTTCTGCTCTCATGATGGGTCGATCTGGCATTGTGAATTCAGGCTTCTTATAGATGATTCTTTCTGGCTGCACAGGGCATTCTTTTTCAGGAGAAACCGTGCAAGCAGACAATAGCATCACTAGAGATAATACAAGTATAGTTTTCATTTTGAGTTCCATTTCTTAGCTGCAATACTTGCCTGTGATTTGAGTTCTGTAATGGCACCAACTGCATCAATGGCCATTGGCATTTTTGCCAACTTATCTTTCAACTCATTGGTTTCTTTACGGATTTTCTTGTTATCATGTTCTGTTTTGTCAAGAGCAGCTTGGAGTTCCTGATTTCTTTTATCAGCCTCACTTATCTTAAGTTCAAGTACTTCTACATTGCTCTTTAAGATTTTGTTATTTGCAGTCAAAGTTGCAATGTTTTCATTCAATGATTTGACTTTACCCTTGTATGCCCAAATGATACCACCTTCTAAAACAATAACAAGAAGTAATACTATGATTGCAATACCTTTGGCTCCAAGAAAATCAAGAATTGCAGTTAAGAACATTCCATTTCTCCTTTATTTGTGCAAGAGGTAAAGGTGCAGGCATTCCACGACGAAGCATTACTGACTTACGATCTTTCAATTTACCTTGACCTCCAACAGGTTCATCTCCTGGTCGAATGCCTGCAACATTACCTATTGAATTTGCAATCTCTTCCACTAAAGGAATCATTTCATGCATCAGATCTTCAGTAATTGAGTCATATGCAATGTCTAGTTGCTTTTGTAAATCACCATCTTCATCGATACCTTCTTTAACCAACATATATGCAGCAACCATAGAAGCAATCATTGTCTTACCTGCAGGTAATTTGCCCAATAACACCTTCAACCTGCACACTAAACGATGTAACATAGACCAATTGTCTTTTTCTGCTAATGATAAATCTTCATAGTCTTTCAACTCTTTGCCGTCTTTATCAATAGTTCCATTGTCAAATGCAGGCCATTTGTTGAAAGGCAGTACTAAGAGATATAACACTCGTAATGCAATTGTATTGTCTATTAGATTTGACATTTTATCCTACCATGAAGGAAAGAGGAGCTGATTCTTCTCTCGCTTGTTGCTCAAGTTTCTCTAAGTCTTGAACTGCCTCATCGTATATTTGCTGACCATTGTAGGTCATACCACCAGGCAACTGCATACCAGAATACTTCTTAAGATTTTGTCCCCAAATCTTCTTCATTAATGCTGTTGTATATTTCTTTAGCCAAAGATCATTTAGAATCTCTGCATATACAGTTTCATCTAATGCTTTATATACTTCAACTGTGACAAAATCTCCTATAGACACATCATTTGTCCAATCAATGTCAAGGAAAATTTTATTCATTCGACGATTGAATCTAAAGTCTTTCTCTTTAGTCATCATGAAGTCCAGATGACCCAAATAGTTCATCATACCATACATGTATTGAGTGCCACCTGTAGTAAGGTTTCTCATCTCATTCATCGTGATTTGATACTGAGGATTGAACATATAATCACTTGAATTGAACAAACGATTGATATTCAATACACGAATCACACCAACAACAGTATCATCCACTGAAATGTATTTGTTATCTACATCACCTAAAACAATGGAAGTGATTGTTTTGGTTACTGTACTAGTATGTACTACTTGTCCTGATGCAAAGACCCCGCCTTCAGTTCTGCTTATTGTTATTGTTTTTCCTGATCCATCTATAGCAGTGATCTTTGCAAAAACCGTATTGTCTGCAGAGTACAATGTGTCATTGACATTGAATCCAGTGACATCTGCAAACCCAATGACTGTAGCAGAAATTTTTCTAACTACATAATCACGTTCAATACCATCAAAATGCCATTCCTGATAAGATTGAATAGCATTATCAATCACATCAGTAATTTGGTCATCTGTGACTTCAATATTAACTACGCCTCCGCCAAGTTGACGGAGTGAATATTCAGCCAAGCCTTGTCTTGTATTTATCATCTGTAGTCGTAAAGCTCTTGTGATCTAACAGGAACATAGTAACTCAACTTAATTTTTTGTCCTAAAGTTGTGGTTGCTATGCAAGAAACAACGTAATCATTGTTATGCAAGCCATCCTTCACCAATGTTTTGCATATAGTGCCTGAAGTCGGAGTACCAGTAATCATGCCGGCAGCTGAGGGATCAGTTCCTACTTTGATTACACTTTCATATGTTGCACTTGCAACAGTCTCTCCTGAGTTCAAATATTCAGTGAAGTCAAAAGATAGAAGAATGGTCTCATCTGGATCTTTAGTATCAATTTTGGTAGGTTTTTTCACTTGCTAAGTCCGTCAATAAGCTCAGTCAAAGATGAATATGCTTTCTTTGACTTGAGAATTTTTGCTTCAGAGATGATTCCCACATAAGAGTCACCTTTCTTCATGATGTAGTTGTCTCCGACTTGGCTGACTTCATATCCTTCTTTGATTGCTTTTTTGATGTTTTGTTCTAGTCCTGAAACCTTTGACTCACGGGTATCTTCTGATACTACAGGTTTCTTAACTGAAATTTTGACACCTTCTTTGATAGGTTCAACCTTCTTTGTCTTAACATCAAATTCAACCAAAGGATTCAGTTCAATCTGTTCCTTTAAAGGTACGAAGTGCCTATCACCAACCAAGACTTCCAGGCGAACATCATATACACCAGATTCCATGATGCCCTTTAGCTTTGGAATGTGTGCGATGATCTCACCGTTAGTAACTTCACATCGACAAGCCACATCAAATTCTTTACCT